GCATTGTAGCGCTTCTGGTATTTTTCTTGGTCCAGAGCAGTTTTGCTGTTTTCTGATATGAGTTTTTGAGCCAACAGGCTAGTGGCTTCCATATCGTCTTTCATGGTTAGGACCTTATTTTCCAGATTTGAACAATCTGTTAGGAAAAGAGCCATCTTGCGATGTTCCGCTATTATTTCATCCTTGCAGTCTATGATGGCATTAAAAACCTTTATGAAGTTTTCCTTGATGACTGCTTCACTAATAGGCATGCAAAGGCATTTATGCTTACCGTTATACTTCTTCATGCACCGCCACATGACACGTCTGTACTTGTCCGTGCTGTGCCAGGTCTTAGGTACATATATGGAACCACATTCTCCGCAAATAAGCTTTCCACTAAGAAAGTTTCGTTTATGACCAAAATACAGCGACTTTCTGCGTTTCAGTTCTTTCTGCACATGGTCAAAGACGTCAGGCCGGATGATGGCAGGATGGCTGCCATGAACATAGTACTGCTTGACTTCGCCTTCGTTCTTCTTTTTCTTTTTGGTTAGAAAATCTACTGTGAATGCTTTCTGCAGCAAGGCATCACCTTTATATTTTTCATTGGATAAGATGCTTTCAATGGTGGTGGTGTACCATTTCTTTCTGCCTTTGGCAGTTAATATTCCTTTGCTCATTAGTTCATTGGCAATCCAGCTAGGAGGACAGCCTTCTAAGAAACGTTTATAGATGTATTCCACAGTTTTAGCTTCTTCCGGAATAATCTCCGGTCTGCCATTGGCACCTTTCTTGTAGCCTAGGAAGGCTTTATAGGGCAGCATCAGTTTGCCATCAGCAAACCTTTTTCTTTGTCCCCAGGTGACATTTTCGGAGATGCTCCGGCTTTCTTCTTGTGCCAGGGAACTCATGATGGTTATTAAAAGTTCTCCCTTGGAATCCATGGTGTAGATATTTTCCTTTTCAAAAAAGACCTCTACACCTTTTTCCTTCAGCTTTCTTACATTGGTCAGGGTATCCACAGTGTTCCTGGCGAACCGGCTGACGGACTTGGTAAGGATAAGGTCTATCTTGCCGTCCAGGGCATCCTTGATCATGGTATTAAAGCCTTCACGCTTCTTGGTGTTGGTAGCGGATATGCCTTCATCCGTATAGATTTTTACAAACTCCCACTCTTTTTTGGAGTGAATTAGCTTGGTGTAGTAGTCTATTTGGGCAGCATAGGAGCTGACCTGTTCTTCGTATTCTGTGGATACACGGGCGTAGGCAGCTACGCGCTTCTTATGCATTACAGGATTGTCCGCAGAGGCAAAGATGGACAGTTTCTTTACGGGTATTTCAATTACTTGTCTTTGTTCCATTTTTCTTCCTTTCCGGTCTATAGGACCATTTCTTATTGTAGGTTTTATGGTTAAGCCTTACTTGAAGACGGCCGTCACCCAGGACGACTATTTCCTGTAAGGTTTTATGTTCTTTTTTATATATCTTCATGAGGACTTCTTCCGGCACTTTCTTGTTAGGACATTTATCCTTGCCTTCATAGAAGTAGGTATGGCATTGCCAGAAGTACTTACCTCTTAGCTTCTTGCGGATATAATGCTTGTGGCATAGGCCACAGACCACCTTGTCATATAGGACGTGTTTTTCTGTGCTTTTAGGTATGAAAGTGCTTCTGTTTTCTTTCAACATTTCCTGGACCTTGGCAAAGAGCTCACGGGTTATGATGGCAGGATGAGAATTTCTTACATAGTATTGTGGAAGCTCGCCTTGGTTGGTTATGAGCTTTTTATCTAAGTGGTTGTTTACGAACCTTTTTTGTAGGAGAGTGTCTCCCATGTATTTTTCGTTATGTAGTATCTTGCGAATGCGTCTGTCCGTCCAATTACCTGTAGTACCTTGTTCATTTAAAGTACGGGCAAGCTCTAGGGCAGAGGTGCCATTGGCATACTGTGTAAATATTTCTTGTACAATCTTAGCTTCATCAGGATTTATGGTTAGGATGCCTTTCTTGACATGGTAACCAAACAGCCTTCTGATGTTTATCTGTTCGCCTTCTTTGTAGGCGCTATGGATACGCCATTTGCAGTTATCACTTACGGACTTGCTTTCAGCTTGGGCAAAGGAAGCAAGAAGGGTTAGCATAAGCTCGCCTTCATTGCTCATGGTATGAATATTCTGTTCTTCAAAATATATATCTATGCCTTTGTCTTTAAGCATTCTTACCTTTTCTAAAAGAACTATAGTGTTTCTGGAAAAACGGGAGATGGACTTGGTGATAATCATGTCTATCTTACCGTTCAGGCAATCTTTAAGAAGCCTTTGAAATTCCGGTCTGCTTTCCTTAGTACCGGTTAGGCCGTTATCTGAATACACACCACAGTACCGCCAGGAGGGGTTGGACTGGATAAGACTGCTGTAGTAGCTTACCTGCGCTGACAGAGAATGAAGCATGGTATCCTTCTCTGTAGACACACGGGCATAGGCTGCTACCTTGAGTTGCTTAAGGTTTTTTGTACTTTTGGTTTCAATGACCTCAATGTCTAAAGCCATGGTCCTACCTCCCTTCGGTATTGTGATATTAGCTCTGAAACTAACTTATATCAAGTTAATAATCAGGCTGCCAGATAGCCAAAAAATGGCTGGAAATGCTGTGCTAAATGGATGTCCATGAGCTTGTACTGTACATCATCTATAAGACCTTGCTTCAGCATATTCTGGGCTATGGACAGAGCCAGACGATATTTTAATTCCCGTTTAAATTCTTCCTTGGTCATGATAACCACCTCCTTTTTGGTATGACGGATATTAGCTCTGAAAGCGGATACTATCAAGCCTTAGTTACTTGAATAACTTTCACAGCTTCGGAGCGGACGAGTCTGGCGTAGATGAACTGGTTGGCAAAGTAGCCGAGCTGATCCAGGAAGGCAAACTTTTCCTTGAGCAATTTAATGGATAAAGGACTCTTATCAAAAATCCAATAATAGCTGAAATCACCAAAGGCAATGGGCTTTTTGCCGGCTATAGCATTAGGCATGAATTCAGAGTACAGGACCTTCTTACCTAAGATGGTGTCATCGCTGTCACGCCATAGGTAATTGCCATCAGCATCTTTTAGGATGCGTAGAGCAAGGGCTGTTTCATCGTTCATAAGCCACACGCCTTTGCTACGGTATTCAGGTTTAACAGATAAGTACAGTTTGATAACATCATCATAAGTTAGGGTAGATGTAGTTGCTCCGGTTTCAGCACCTTCTGTTTCGTGAAGGATGCCTATAGGTGAACCGGTACCTGTACCATTGATAAAACCATTGCTTTCGCACCGGCCCATGCATTTGGCAAACCGTGGTACCAGATAACCTTCCAGATCAAGTTGCTCGTCATGGACGAAATCTTCATCTAGCTTGATTAAGGAACACATTTTGCAGGTGTCAATTTTGTGCTCTGTAAAATCATCCATCGCATTGTAGATGGGAATTTCTCCGCCTTCTGGTACAAACACAGCCATATCTTTGCAGTCCTTGGCCAGTACTTTGGCATGGGTGTTATATAAGGATAGGGCAGTGCCTATTTGCCTGAAGATGCTTTCCTTCACGATGGCCTTGTCATACTTTGCCAGAGAAGTTGTTGGTAATTGGTAAGAACCGATGTTTTGAATCTTGCCTTTATTTAGTTCTGAAAAACTGTGTTGCAAATCTCTGGCATAATTCCAGAAATTGATGTCATACTCCGGTGTGTTGATTAATTTTACTAATTTACTGTTATTCATAATTATTTCGCTCCGTTTCCGCACTTAGTGCATTTATATAGTCCAAGGGTGTTATAATCCAAAGTTCTACCCACCTGTTTTAGTATTCCACCACATTTAGGGCATTTGATTTCATAGGCTAGGGCCATATCTTCTGAATGTGGAGATTTAGCATGAAGCCTATAATATTTAATCAGGTTGTGCTTTTTACCTTCTTCGTGAAGTTCGTCAGATAAATATAAGTCACAGTGCTCCTGTGCATATTCATCTGAATAATAAGACTTGACGGGTTCCATAAAACCACTTTGCTTGTTTCTGAATAATGGAAAATTCATAATTAATTCCTTCTTTCTGCGCTTTTGCGCTATAAAATGTATTTTTACTAACAATGGGGCAATTCCCCTAAAACTTTCGCGTTTTTATGCGTTTGGCCAAGCGCCCGTTGACGCATAGTTTTGGTACAGAGATTTGACCTCCCCTAGCCACAATTAGGGCAGGAGTACAAACCTAGCTTTTCTCCGTTCCTGGTAGGGGAGATTAGCTTT